GATAGTACAGCGCTGGAAAAGCTGAAGATATTTACTGGTGATCAGATATCAGATGAATATGAACCTCCTGATGAAATTATCGAAGATATATTGACTTCAGAAACGGTCTCTATGCTTTATGGTGCGAGTCATTCCGGTAAAACATTCTTCGCCCTTTCTCTTGCGGTTGCCGTTTCAAACGGTGATAAGACATTCGGAAAGCATACCGACCAGGGAAATGTCCTGTATCTGGCGACCGAGGCACCGCGGACAATAAAAGACCGCCTGCGTGCGGTGCGGACCCATCAAGGGAAGGATATATCGAACATCTATATCGTACCGGTGCCTGTCAACCTGTACGCCAGCACGGAGCCGGTGTATGATATCATCGCCGCCTGCCGTGAAATTGGTAACGTAAAATTGATTATAGGGGATACGCTCGCAAGAATCAGCGCAGGGGCCGATGAGAACTTTGGTAAAGACATGGGCCCGATTATGGAAAAGTTTGACCTTATCGCACACGAAACAGGCGCTTCTGTGTTGATTATACATCACAGTGGAAAGGATACAACAAAAGGATCGCGCGGATGGTCAGGTGTACCAGGGCATCTTGATGCAGAGATAGAAATCAAGAACGATGGAGAGCATGGAGAAAAGATTGCCATCATTAAGAAACAACGAGAGTTGGGGACTACTGGAACAGAGGTACAATTTAAGCTTGAGGTTGTTGAAGCCGGCATAGGAAAGTTTGGCAGCATGAAGACCTCCTGCATTGTTAAAGAAGATAGGAGGGAGAAAGAGAAAAAACCAGCAAAGAAAGGAAAGGAAGATTTGTTCTTTGATTTTTTTAAGCGAGCGTGGTTTGCATCCGGTGCCGTCTATGACAACAAAGATCCATATATTACCAGAGCTGGGCTGAAAGCAAAAATGGTTGAGGATCGTTATGCTCCGTCTGAACGGACTATCGATAACCACCTCGCGCCGAGCAGAACAGATGGACTTATCGGATGTCTCATATCGCTTGGATGGATTGAGCAGAGAGCTGGAGGTTTCGCCGTGATAAATGATGCAAAAGCGTCTGTTATGGCGTTGGAAAAGGAACACCCTAATTCACCCTAGGGTGAAAAATGTGTTTACCCTAATTCACCCTAATTCACCCTATCAGGGCGAAAACGGGAGCAGGCAAGGGCAAGAAAATCACCCTCCCTGCAAAGTATATCCCCCCACCTATAAGGGGGGTATACATCCAGGGGGGAGAATTGATAGCCGGTTGACTTTTAGTATGCTCTATGGTATGGTAATTTTATCATTAGTTGGTGACTGTTGATTTGCGTTATACGGCGCGAAAACAAGAGGCTTACTATAGGGCAGCATGGCGTATAACATGCGTACGGGACTCACCACCTCGGCCCTATAGGAAGCCTTTTTTATTTGGTGGTATTATGAAAAAGAAAAAAGAAAAATTGTTTGCTGGCGGAATTCCTAACGGTGACGAATGGAATTATTCTGGAATACTTGATGGGGATGACAACCTTCGTTACATGGTATACCTAAAAGATTCTGTAAATCATGATGGTGAGAAGACTGGTTATACAACTATAAAGCTAGTTTTAGAACCTGGTAAAAAAAGCAAGAAGGGGAATTATTGGGTATCTGTAAACAACGAGACGGGTAAAATACCGTTATCAAGTGATTTTGCAATCATGAAAAAACACAATCAGACACTTTATGATTCTTTTTTAGATTTTATCGAAAAGCAAAAGGTACCAAAAGGTACCACACACTATAGGTGTGGTACCATGGTACCGCTTGATGTCGGCGGATTTGATACGGATAAAGGGAGGATATTGAAATGGTAAAAAAGTTTGAGTTGTATTTTAACAACCAGCAGGAGGGCGGCGTTGATATTTTTGATCCAGAGAAAAACAAACCGCCGACTGCTCCCGGATGGTATCGGATCGGCTCGTATGATTATGATGTTGCACAGGATATGGTTTACCTCTATTCACTGATACCTTTTGAAACCAGGAAGAAGATGGACCCATTGGAGCTTGGCGACAGATATTGGATCCGCTCATGACCGAATTACAAATTCAAGCATTAATCTGCAGATACCTGCAGTCCGTTGGCATCTTCTTTCACTCAGTGCCGAATGAGGCGGCGGGGAGAAATAAAGTTGCGCATATGCAGCTTATCTCTGCCGGGTTGCGAGCAGGGGTAGCTGATATGGTCGTATGGCTCCCGGACGGCATTGCGTATATAGAGGTAAAGACAGCGACCGGTAGCCAGAGCCAGAGGCAGAAGGCATTCGAGGGTAAATGCAAGGGCTATGGCGTGAGGTATTATCTCGTGCGCAGCGTAGAGGACGTGAGGAGGATTGTTGAGGGCTAGGCTTCCCAGGCTGGGCTTCCCAGGCTAGGCTTCCTTCCTGAAACCGTTTGACCGAACAGGTGTTGGTGTGCTATGATGATTTATGAACGGAGGGGACATTGCATCAATAGTGATTATCTCACTGATGGCGCTGAGAGTCTCCTTCAAGGGGTTCGTTTCAGAACTATCCTCCAAATCCGGTATGATCTTCGGCCTTTTCACCTCAGTTCTTTTCGCTCCAATGTTTTCAGTTTTCCTTAACAGCAGGTTTAACCTTGGCAGGTATGCGCAAATAGCATCCCTCCTATCACTATTTGTCGCGGGGTACGTACTTGCCAGGTACCTGCTGTCATCTTTGGAGGATGTATTTGCCATATTGCACCTGAGAGCGTTTGATCATATCCTTGGCTTTGGGCTTGGCGCGCTTGAGGGTGTTTTTTTTGTCGTTACTGCGGTATACTTGCTTGGCATGCAGAACACGGTAGATTTGAGCAGCCTGTATACCGGCAGTCAGCTGCTGCCGATACTTTACCCGGTATTCCCTCAAGTGCTTTCTGTGGTAACCGGGTCCCTGATGCAGGTGATCAAGTGATACGCGAGCCGGTGCTGGTGCTTGAGTTCAGCGCCAATGGTATCATTGAGTGGGATTCGCTGATCGAGTGCGCAAGAGCACATCATGTATCAACGGCGTTTATCAAGGAGCTGATATACACCGGCGGTGAGGATCTGTGCGGTAGTACGTATGACATCGCCCTGCACTGTACAAGTGATATCATACGGCGCGGGAGCAAGCTGGTGATACAGCATGCACAGAGTGCGGAGCATGTAGAGGTTCACTACCGCAGTGTTGACCATGGTGCGGTGAGACACGGAAGGCTTTCGCTTCCCTTAGATGGATTTCTTTAGGAGTTGTGATATGATTAAGGTTACCGTGAAAGGTGTTGAGATGAGCATCAACGAGCTTGCAGAGCTCTATGATGAGCTCGAGGAGTTCTTTGGCTCTATTATGGTCAAGAAGGCCGAGGAAGAGGAGGTAGAGATGGTGAGGAAGAGGGCGGTAGGAGAGATGGGAGGAGAGGAGGAAGAGGAAGAGGACTGGGGCCCTGATGCCGTTCTTTAAGCGCAGGTCTATCTGTGTGGTATGCCGGAGGTCCTTCATTGGCTCCGGCGATTACTGTCCTGAGCACAGGAAGAAGCCTGTGAAGGAGGAGCACAGAGAATCTGCGAGTAGCAGAGGCTATGACTATCAGTGGCGTATCGTGAGGGAGAAGGTACTGCGCGCTCATGGCATACCAAGGTCGGAGTGGAGCCAGTACGATGTGGACCATAATCCGCCGTACAACGCAGAAGTGGAGCCTGATCATAGGAAGTATCAACTTGTGCCGAGAAAACACCGTGAGCACAGCACAAAGACCGTAGAACAGGACATGAGAAGAGATGAGAAGGGCAGATTCCTCCCGAAGGGATAGGGGGAGGTCAAATTTCTGCAGATATAGCCTATAGACCGCCGGGGTAAAGGTTTTTGTTTTTTTTCACAAAATGGAGTGAGTTAAATGGGCGGCAGACCAAGAAAACCAGCAGCACAGAAAAAACTCGAAGGAACATTCCAGAAGTTTCGAGAACCGGTAGCCGAACCGGAGTATGATGTTGCCGTTGTTACCAGAAATCCACCAATCGGGTTAGGCAAGTATGGCAAGAAGCATTGGCGAGATTATTACCCACTGCTTACCGGATCGGGCGTGTTGACTGAAGCTGATATTGATACATTCATCGAGATGTGCGAAGCCTTCGATACCTACAAGCAAGCCGACTATGACATCAAACACAAGGATGGCAAAAAGCGAACCGTTGCGGAGTACCGGGAGGAGCGCGGCTACAGCAGATCCTCCATGCCGGAGATGATGGAGCGCAGGGAGGCTTTTGAGCAATTGCAAAAACTGCGAATCCAATTTGGGATGACTCCTTCAAGCCGTAATAAAATTGATCTTGGCACTCGAAAGAAAGAAGATCCCATGAGCGATATGATTGGAGATATCAAGGTTGCTAAATAATATTGAACAGCTGCTGAATAAGGATATCAAGGTTGCTAAATAAAGCTGAGCTGTACATTGAGAGATTGCTCTCTGGCGAAGAGACTGCCGGTGCTATGGAGAAAGCAGCGGTACATCGTCATATGCAAGACCTCAAGAAACAGGAGGATGCTGAGTTCCCTTTTATCTTTGATCCTGAGGCTGGAATTCGTCCGGCTAAGTTTGTCGAGATGCTCAAGCACACCAAGGGCAAGTGGGCACGGCAGAGATTGAACCTTGTCCTTGAGCCATGGCAATGGTTTATCCTGTATGCGCTCTTTGGCTGGAAGCGTAAGGACACCGGTACCAGGCGCTTTACCAAGGCTTATATTGAAGTAGCGAGAAAGAATGGCAAGACAACCCTTGCCGCGGGATTGGCGAACTACTGCTTCCTTGCTGACTATGAGGAAGGTGCAGAGGTATACTGCTGTGCGACAAAGAAGGATCAGGCAAAGATTGCATGGAACGAGGCGGCGGCGCAGATTGAGCGAAACAGCACCTTGCGCAATGCGACAAAGACAATCCAGACTTCATCAACGGTTATCAAGCCCGGCACGCAGTCGCGAATGAAGGCGCTAGCTCAAGACAGCGACACTGAGGACGGGTTAAATCCGCACTTTGTGCTTATTGATGAGTATCATGCGCATAAAAGCTCAAGCATGGTCAACGTGATGGAAGACGGCATGGGCGCAAGAGAACAGCCGATGCTCTTTATCATCACGACCGCAGGATTTGATAAGAATTCTCCCTGCTATCAGGAGGAGCGCAGTCTTGTGAAGGGCATCTTAGAAGGTACTATTGACCCGCGTCCTGAGAACGTATTCGGAATAATCTACAGCCTTGATGAAGATGATGACTGGACAAATGAACATGTATGGCGTAAGGCGAACCCCAACCTTGGCATATCAGTTGACGTTGAATTTCTCCGCAAGCAAGTTACCAATGCTCTTGCTTCACCGCAAAAGCAGAACAGCGTGCTTACGAAGAACTTCAACAAATGGACCCAGGCGGTTACCCGCTGGATTCTCCCCGAGGCATGGGATGTGTGCAAGGCTCCGTTACCTGATCTGTCAGGGCGTAAATGTTATGGCGCGTTTGACCTATCAAGCACGACAGATTTAACCGCATGGGTGAAGGTCTTCCCGCCGATAGACCTGGAGAAGCACTACATTATCCAGGCGCACTTTTTCATTCCCAAAGAAAACATCCTTGACCGACAGCGCCGGGATAAAGTCCCGTACCTGTTATGGCGCGATAAAGGCTACATCACACTGACTGATGGAAATGTGATAGACTATAGGTATATAGAGGAGCAGATACTGCAGGATGCAACTGAATACGACCTGCAGGAGGTGGCGTATGACCCGTACAACGCAAAGCAGTCGGTACTGCGTCTTGAGCAAGAGGGGATTGTCATGGTGCAGTTTCGGCAGGGATTTATCTCCATGTCGGGAGCGTCCAAGGATTTTGAGAAGCGGGTACTTAACAGCGAGATAAACCATGGCGGAAATCCAGTGTTAACCTGGATGATCAGTTGCACTGAGGTGGCGACAGATCCGGCGGGGAATATCAAGCCGGTAAAGCCGGAGGTCAAGAGCTTTGGTAAGCGCATTGACGGGGTTGTTGCTTCTATCATGGCGCTTGAGCGTGCAACGGTTGCTGTTGATACTACAAGCGTGTACGAAGAGCGCGGACTGCTGTTCCTTTAAAACTAATAAACAAGGCTAGCAAATGAAAATAGTAGATAGATTGAAAGCAGCCGGCAGGGCGTTCCGCGGCGGTGAGTACTGGGAGATGATGCTTGCAAACCCTGAGTCTGTATCAGGGGCATCGGTGAGTTATAATAATTCTCTCAGTCTCTCTGCGGTATGGTCTGCAATGATCCTGATCACCGAGACCATGAGTACTATACCCTTGCAGCTCTTCCGCAGGACTGATGACGGACGGGAACTGCTCAGAGACAACCAACTGTATGGCATTCTCCATGACCGGGCGAACAGGATCGAGAACGCGCAGAGCTTCCGCGAGACTTTTCAATGGAACCTGGAGATGCGCGGGATCGGCCTTGCTGAGATCGTGCGCAACGGACGCGGGATTGCTGAGCTGTGGAACATCAACCCCGAGGATCTGCAGGAGGTGCGCAGGGTTGGCACCTCTCTGGAGTTCGATATAGGCAACATGGTTTTTCCCCAGGACAAGATTTTCTACTGCTACGGCCCCGGGCGCAAGGGGCTTACTCCGCGCGGGAGGCTAGAGGTTGCCCGCGATGCTGTCGGCCTTGGTCTTTCTATGCAAACCTATGGCGGGCGGTACTTCCGCAACGGTACCAATGTTGGCACGATTATTGAGCACCCGGCTAAACTTGGCGATGCGGCATACAAGCGGCTCAAAGAGAGCCTTGATTCAAAGCATATGGGCGCAGAGAACGCTCATAAAAATATGATATTAGAAGAAGGAATGAAATTCTCCCGTGCGAACCTGAGCAATGAGGACAGTCAGTTTCTTGAGAGCCGCAAGTTCCAGATATCTGACATTGCGCGATTCTTTGGCGTGAAGAGCCATATGATCGGCGATCTTGAGCGTGCAACATTCAGCAACATCGAACAGCAGGGAATTGAAGCAGTGACCTACTGCTGGCGACCGCGTGCGGTGCGTATCGAGCAGTCGATTAATCAGCAACTCGTCCGTGGGACGGACGTATATGCAGAGCATAACATGAATGGCTTGATGCAGGGAGACCTCAAGAGTCAGGCTGAGTCATGGCATGTACTCTTGCAGGATGGGGTGCTTAATGCCAACGAGGTTAGGGGGATGCTGAACATGAATAATCAGCCGGGAGAGCAGGGAGATATCTACTTTTTCCCTATGAATATGCAGGACAAAGACAGCTCGGTTGAGGATATAGACGATGCAAGGGGCATGGTAGCAAAAGCCGCACGCGCGGCAATGGACAATTACGGGCTGAGATTCAACTCAGAGGAGTACAAAAAGAGTGCGAAAAGCATCATTTCAGCGCTGGAATCACGCGGCTATACGCAGGGAGAGGACATACGCATACGCAACGCGCTCAAACTCTCTGCAATGCAGGCATCCGGGGTAAAAAAGATTATGTGGCGCTCTGAGCCGGACTGTCCGCACTGTCAGCACCTGAACGGCAAGAGTGTTACCGCAGGAGAGCCGTTCGAGGGCAAGGTTAAGCATCCACCGCTTACTGATGGGTGCACCTGTTCGATTGTTGATTGTGATATAATGGTGTAGGGGAGTAAAGCCTATATAGCCTGTATAGCCTATATAGCCTGTATGGCATGGGAATCATGCAAGTACAGCAAAAGGAATGTAAGTATGAAAACAGAAAGAAGATTCTTAACTACCGAGATGCGAGCTGCTGAGTCTGATGCTGAGCAGATGATCATCGAGGGATACGCGATAATCTACGAGCAAGAAACAGATCTTGGATTCTTTCGCGAGAAGATCGCCAGAGGTGCGGCGACCAATGCGCTCAAGCGCTCAGACGAGTTCATGCTGTTCAACCATGACAGTAATAAACCATTGGCACGGCGTAAGAACGACACACTGGAGGCGATCGAGGATGATAAAGGCGTGTTTATCCGTGCCGATGTTTCTAAATCAAGTAACGGCGAGGGTGTATACAGGGATGTTAAATCAGGCCTTATTGACAAGATGAGCTTTGCCTTCACAGTGGAGTCTGAGACTTGGGAAGAGCGGCAGGGAGAGAAGGAGCTACGGATAGTAACAGAGTTTGATCAGCTCTTTGACTACTCAGCGGTTACCTACCCTGCATATGAGCAGACACAACTCATGGCAAGGAGCGCGGAGAGCGTGCTACATGACCATCGGTCCTCAACGGAGGAAACCGAGACCTCAGCGGAGGTGGATGATGAAGCATATCTCGAAGAGCTTGAAATGTACGTGAGGGAGCTGCAGTTACTAGAGCTTGGCGCAGTACGCGCCGATGCAAAAAAATCTTGAAGGGGAACAATATGGACACATATATTGAGAAACGATCGAATACCGCCAAAGCGATGCGGGATATGCTTGACTTGGCGAAGGGTGAGAAAAGATCGCTCATTGCAGATGAGAAGGTCAAATACGACAATATGGTCGCCGAGATCGAGAGGCTGGATGAAGAGGAAAAGAGAGAGAGCGCATTGCGCAAGATTGAGGCAAAACTCAACGAGATACCCGAGCCGCAGACAACCGGGAAAGAAGAGCGCTCCACGATAGACCCAAAGATTGAACAGCGCCGGGAGTTCCGCGAGTTTCTTGCCAAGGGTAAGATCCCTGAGGAACGCGCCATGACGACCGAGACCGGCTCTACCGGTGGGTTTTTGATCCCGGAGATTTTCGCTGACATGCTGCTGGAGTATGCAAAAGATGACGCGATCATCAGAAGCCTTGCGACGGTTAAACGTTGGAGAGGCGATGGAGCCTTTCCGGTTGTATCAGCCTTTGGCACCTCTTACCTTGTTGGTGAGGGTGATCAGGTTAATACCACCACGATAACCATTGGACAGCAGACCGTATCCGGTTTTCAGCTGATGTGGCGTACTGAGGTTCCTGTTAAGCTGATTAACAACTCGGTCTACGACCTTGAGTCAGTGCTGATGAGAGCTTGGGCGAAGTCGAACAGCAACTTGGAAGAGGGTTACTGGGCTGATGGCGCAGGGACTACCACACCTATCGGGCTCACCGCCGCAGGTACTGACGGGACTGATACTGCCGCGAATGACGCGATTGCCGCTGACGATGTGGTAACCTGGTACTACGACCTGCCGCAGGCATACCGGAACAACGCAAGCTGGATATTTGCTGATGCGACTGTGGCAAGAATCAGAAAGATCAAGAACCCGGTAGACACCTCCGGTGCTACCAACTATGTTTGGATGCCCGGACTCGCAGGAGTACCTGATACCCTGATGGGACGACCGATTTATGCCTCTGCAGGTATGCCCGCCTTTGCCGCTGGTGCTAGTGTTGGCGTATTCGGGGACATCAGTCAGTATCAGATTGTTGAGTTTGGCAGTCCGAAGATGATCAGAGATCCTTATACCGTGGCTACCTATAATCAGGTGCGCTTTGTCGGCGCTCGTTTGGTTGATGCCGCATTACCGGTTGCAGAGGCTGTCATTGTCTGCAATATCGCAAGCTAAGGGGGCTTAATATGGCTGGAAAATTAAAAGAAACTTTGCACGTATCTGTGCCGCTTGTAGCCACCTCCATGAATAACACCAACGAGACAGGTCAGTACATCCCGATAGACCGCTGCAGCAGGCTGCTTGCCATCCTGCACGGCGGTGCCGCGGTTGCCACAAAATCCTGGAAACTGGAGTTGCTTGAGGCAACAGATAACGCGGGCACAGGAGCCGCGGCGATAACAAGTGCCACTGCTACCGGCACCGCGAACACGAAGGTGAAAAAAGCGACAGTGGCTCTTGACTCTGCCGCGAATACCGATACGGTGACCGTCACTGCTTATGTTGGCTCAACGGTTGCAGAGACGGCAACCTACACGAAGGCCGCCTCTGCTAATGCGGCTGAAAACAAATTTGATAATGCAGATGAGCTTTGCACGCAGATTACTGCGGACTTTGAGCACGTGTCTGCTGCAGACTCAACAACCAACGCGATTATCGCCGCAGACGACGGTTATACTATCACCGTTGCAGGGGCAAATGTTGCCGGTGAGGTGACAGTGGCAACTAATGAAAGCGTGACGGTGGTAGAGGTGTACAACGGAGAGCTTGAGTCTGATACCACTCACGTGGCACCGAAAGTAACCGTGACCGGGAATGGCGTGTATGGCGTAATCTTCGTTCAGGAGATGAAAGACCTGCCAGACGCTCAGGGGAATTTGTCGGCGGTTTATCCGGCATAATCATATAGGGGAGGGCTTCGGCTCTCCCCGCGTTAGAGGGAGTGTGAGATGAAAGTAAAATTGTTGATAGCGGCAAATGTGAACGGCACACAGTACGCCATGCACACGATAGCTGATCTGCCCGTGAAGGACGCACGAGCGCTCATACGCGGAGGACTCGCACAAGAGGTAAAGGAGCGGGCTGTACCGCAGAAAGAGGTAGAGACACGTGTCGCTGATTAATATCGACCGCGCGCTGGACTTCCTTAGTCTCGATGTACAAAATCGAGACAGGGTAGAGATACTTGCCAAGTGGGTGCAATCTCGTGCGGAGAGTATCATCAGGCGCAAACTTGACCTTGATACGTACACATGGATACTCGATGGCAACAGGAGCCAGACCATACAACTGCCGGTGATGCCGGTAACCTCTGTCACAGCGATCTACTTTGACACAGACCGGATCTTTGACGAGGCTGAGGATACCGATGATTACTATGTTGAGACCGAGACAGGCATTATTACCTTCTATGATAAATACCTATATGGATTAAAGACCATAAAAGTTATCGCTGTTGCAGGCTATGACACAGATAACTTTCCCTCAGATCTTGAGCTTGCATTCTATGAGGCGATACAGTGGAATCTTTCCCGGCTTGTAGATCGCGCCTTTGGCGTGAGGAATCAGAGCACCCCGGACGGCCAGACGGTAGGATACGAGATGGTACTCCCGATGGGTGTACAGAGGGTTTTCGAATCGTACAAGGATATGCTCTGATGTTGCTTTCCAGGAGCGTTAGAGGGAGTGTGCAGTAATGCCAGCGTTAAAGATTGAGTTCACCGATGATGTTACCGCAAAGTTGCAGAGGCTGTATAAAGAGTCTCCCTTAAGTCTTGATCGTGCGCTCAAGCATGCAACGACAAAGCTCAAGTGGTATATCAACGAGTCGGAGAGAAGGAAGTTTGGCGACCGCTTGCGGGTGAGGGATGACGAGAACTCTAAAGGATCTCTAGCGACCAAGTTCAAGAAGACTGGCAGGACGCGATACAAGATCGAGGCGCATCCACGATTCCAGATCCTTGAAAAGGGCGGGGACATCTTCCCCAAGAAAGGCGACTGGATGACCTTTCAGATTGGCGATGATTGGATCAGGACAAACTGGGTTACCATCCCGCCAAACGCGTTTTTCAAGCCTGGCTTACGTCAGGCCCTAAGAGAGGATGCCATTAACAAAGCGCTTAATGAGAGCATAAATCTAGAGTTCAAGAGGTTGAAGCTGAGATGAGTACATTCTACACGAGCAAAATTTTGACCGATGCTGTGCTTGCTATGATTGAGGATCAGTACCCCACGCATATTGCAGCGCTTGAGAGTGCATCCGGTCTGACACTGAAGGCAATTGAGACAGTAAAGGTCGGGGTGGATTATCTAGCAAAGGGGCTGTTCAAGCCTTTCGTGCTTATCGACCCGCGCCGGATGAGCATAGACGATGAGGGTGTCGGGGTTGTGCGCGGCACGGCGATATATGATATAGTAATAGCATATGATGGATACAGCGAAGAGGATGCAACAACCGCTGTACAGTTGTATGCTGATGCTTTCGTTGATATGGTAATGAGCGATGATTATCTGAACAGTACAGTAGATCATGCGAGCGTTACTGATATTGAGTACTACCCTGGCGGATCAGGGATAACGCGATACGCGATACTGGGACTTGAATTGATATTAGACATAGAGAGGTAAGAATATGTATAAACACATGTACAATGTGCTGACAGTCGGCGGACCTGAGGAGACCCTGGGGACAGCAATCGCGAGATCTGACCGCCTGCCAATAACCGATATTGCCGAGGTGGTCAGCACCGCGGCAAAGAACTCGTCAAACGTGAAGACCGGCAGGGGTACGAAGCATGCCAACTATATCGACAGCATTGATGCGAGGCTGACCATACCGCTTGAACTGCAGGCGATAAAGGGCATCGGAAAACTCTTCTCGTCCTGCATCGGTCAGGATTTGGCAACCCCACAGCAGGTAGGCGGTGCTTTCATTATCAGTTACACCGGTGATGAGGCGAGCTGCAAGATGGTGGTCACTAGCACTACCGTAACAGTGACTATCGGAGACCTTGGCGCTGAGGAGGTGGACGCAGACTTCGGCACAGCCGGGGTGTATACTTTCGCAACACTCGCCACAGATGTTGCCGCCATTGCCGCAGAGCCGGGCTACAACTGCACCAAGCTCTTTGGCCCTGATGCACTTACCACAGAGTCCGTTGGCTATGCGATAACATCGGCACAGATATCCGGCAACTCAGCAATCGTGTATTTCACCTCTGCAGACTCCGGCGTATATCTCCATCGCCATATACCGGTACTCACCAACACCGAGAGACCGACATTGACTTTCCAGTCTGATGGCATGGGCGTTACCAATGACGTGCTTGCAGGCGCGGTAGTTGATACTATCGAGATATCTGCAGAGCTCAAAGGGCGTGCATCGATGAATGCCACAGCCATTGGCACAGCGGTAACCTCCACCACCGCATCAGCGCTGACACTCTCTGATAAGAAGCCGCTCAAGTTTGCCAACGCCTCAATGTTCCTTGCAGGTACTGAGGAGACCTTTGTCAAATCGGTATCTATCTCAGTTGCGAATAATCATGATGGCGATGAAGGATACGGCACCGGCAGTTTATACATGCAGGATCATGCAAAAGGCGACTTTGCTGTCACCGGCTCAGTATCTCTGCGGAGCGGCACTACTAGCGAGGTTGAGTATGCCAAGCGGATTACTGACACCACAAGCTCCTTGCTTACGGTGTTTCAGGGTGACGAGCTTGCTACCGATATCGATGAGATGGTTGCCGTAAGCGTACCATATATTGATATCCTCTCAGCGACTAAGTCTGCAGGAGGCGTAGGGTTGAATACCGAGCTGTCCTTCGAGGCAATTGATCCACAGAGCTACAGCGATATGTTTATTGTTGACATGCTGACAACAGACGCAACAGAATATAATTAAGGAGTTTTTTCATGGGATGGAAGAATGACGCAAGACGACTGGTGATTGGTGAGCGGCGCGAACTCGGTACCTTTGAGGGGTACTGGATTCGCCCGCGCAAATTTTCGATACAGGCTAAAGATGAGATTAACGCGATTCAAAGACGTATTCAGAAAAGCATCGACAAGAAAGCGCTGATCTCCCTGATGAAAAAAGTAAAGGGCAGTAAAGAGGCTGATCAATCAGAGGAAGAGATCGAGAAAAAGCTCTACGAGTCTATGACAGACGATGAACTCAACTCCATGCTCGATGCGCAGGGAGTGGAGACCAAAGACCTTATCTATACCAAGATACTTTATGGCGTGGCAGAACATAATTTCTGCGATGAGGAGAAGAGCGAAGATTCCAAAGTTCTTGCTGCTGACATTCTGGATTATGAGGCGATTGCGCAAGAGATAATCAATGTTGTGGAGGAGTTCAACCGCCCTTTAGCACCGAAGAAATCGCCGAGTTAAAGGATGTCACCGGGTGGATATATAAAGGCGTTGAGTTCGAGTATGGCGATTTGCTACCGGATGGCAGTGAGCCAGCGGAGCTTGTCGAGATGCTCGGGCCATGGGTGCAGGACTGCGTAAGACTGCTCGATGGCAACGGCGCTTTTATCCACTTTCGGTACGGCGATGTGTTATCCGATCAGCCGGATGTTGATATGCAGATATTTGATATCGTCAGGGCAGAGTGGAACCGGATGCGGAATGAGGAGTCAGAGAAGAAATGGCGAGAAACACGCTCCAAGTAACAATAAACGGAAAAGAATTCGTCTCAAAAGAGGCGAAAAAAGCTGAGACCTCATTAACCGGATTGCAGAAGGTTGGCAACCTTGTAAACAAGGCGCTCGTGGCATCTTTTGCCGCGGCCGCCGCAGGGGTTGCCGCCTCCGTTGCCGCTATGGGTAAAGCGGTATCGAGTACTGAGAAACTTGCTGATAATATTGACAAGATGAGTCAGAAGATTGGCATCAGCAGGGATGCCTTCCAGGAGTGGGATTTCATCTTATCCCAAAACGGGATGAACATTGATCAGCTGCGGACAAGCATGAAAACCCTTGCAGGTGCCGCCGAGGAGGCATCACGGGGTACGATAACCTATACACGAACCTTTGACGCGCTTGGCATATCGATATACGATACCAGCGGAGCGCTTAAAGATCAGGAAGACCTGCTCTTTGACTCCATTTCTGCATTATCAGAGATGGAGAACACTACCCTCAGGACAGCCTATGCAAGTGACTTGTTCGGCCGCTCTGCGACTGAACTCTCCCCATTGCTCAACTCGGGAGCGGACAGCGTTGAGAACCTACGACAAAAGGCTCACGATCTCGGCCTTGTACTTTCAGATGAGACAGTCGATGCTGGAGTAAAACTGCACGATACCATGGATCAATTGAGGAGGACGTTCCAGGCAGTTGTTGCCAAGGCGGTTACGCCGCTGATGAGCGAGATTAACGATCTTGGCCAGATGTTCCTCAAGCAGATACAGGACGGCGGGGGGTTGCAGAGGTTTATCTCGGTCTTCGTGAAAGGCTTCTCGTGGATCGCAAATAACATACAAAAGATCGGGGCTATTGTGCGCTTCTCGTTTGAGGTTATCGCCGCCTATGCTGATTTTGCGGCAAGGAAAGTTACCGAGCTTGCCGACTCTATAGGTCTTATTGATATTGCTCAAGGTACCATAAATTTTATCGTAGAGATTGGCGGTAATGTTTATGATGCAATAAAAGAAGGCTTGGAGACGGGGGACTGGTCTAGCCTCTTTGGCGCTACAGCAAAAGCGCTCAATACCGGCATCCTTATATCTGTCGGACTTTATTTGCTAAAGGCATTCGGCTTGGTCGTAGGCTCTGGATTCTCGGCCATGGCGGCCGCAATTGCAAGCAAGATTGGCATTGTTACCAGCGGTGTTGCTCTTGGCGGTGCGGCGGCAACTATCGGCCTTGTGTCTGTTGCCGTGGCATTGACTGAGGCAGTAGGTACTGGAGATTGGAAAACATTTGGCGAGAATATGAGCGCGGCAATTACCGGAGGGCTCCTTGCCGCTGGCTTAACCTTGAGCCCATCGAGTGTCTGGACCATACCAATAATAATCCTGGCTTTAGGCGGTGGTAAATTCCTTGAGAACTGGACGGAAGAAAATCTCACTGATGAGTTAGCAAAAGAGATTGCTGATGGTATAAAAGCATGGTGGAACGATGATGTAATCGAGCCGCTTAACGACATCTGGGATTTTGGTGAGATTATTTGGAATGGCGTAATAGCCGGCATCAAAAAGTTCTTCAAAACAATTGACATCGTTGGCGCTATTGTAGATTTGATAAATGAAGATATTGAATCATTCAAGGCTGAGGATCAATCAGCTGCTGAGAACTCTTTCGGGTTGGAATATGCTGACCATTTATGGACTGGAATCAAAGCCGGTATTAAATCATTCTTTAAGACTATAGACTTTGTCGGCGCTCTTGTAGACTTGATGAGAGACGCACTTAACAAAGATAAAACTGACATTACCGAGGTTGGCGAGGAGACAGGCGGTAACCTCATTGACGGTCTTGTTATTGGGATGGAAGACAAGAAAGGGTTTTTCTCCGGTGTTGTCGATACTTTCGTTTCCCTTTGGCGTAAGGCGTGGCTTGAGAAATCACCATCAAGGGTTGCTATAAAAACCGGTGAGAATATCATACTCGGTCTTATCAAAGGTATTGAAGATCCTGTATTAAAAGATAGGCTAGAATTAGCTTTTCAGAATCTTGTAGCCGCGTTTCAAGAAGAGGTTGTGGTCGATCCTTCGGCGGTACTTGGTAATATTTTTGATGGCGATGCTACCCCACAAGCAAGCGGCGGCTACTCACTCCAGAGATTTGGCGATATGGAGCCGAAGGTATGGGATCCGTCAGGCGGTGGCGAGAGCGATCTGCTTGCGGCGCTTTCGGATGTTACAGGCTCTCTTAACGATCTTGACGCAATACTTGACCCCATCGGCACTATCTTCGCCGGCATGATGGAGGTCTTACAGCCGGCTATAGACAGCATACTCAAGCCAATAGTCAACATATTGAAGATCCTTGGCGCGACTATTGGTCAGATCCTCCTGCCGGTATTCGAGGCAGTTGGAGTGGTGGTAGAAAAGCTCGGAGAGGCTTTTGTGTGGCTGTATAACAAAGTCATTAAGCCGGTTGGCAACTTCCTCATTGAGGGCTTTAATTCTATCGCCAATGGCATTTTGCGCGCAGTTAATGGGATAATCAATGCCATCAACTGGGCATTCGGCTGGCTTGGGGTGAAAATCTCAAAGGTGGCATTGCGAGATGCGGATCAAGGCAAACTTGCTGATATCTCCATGAGCCAAGTTATGGCAGGGACAAGTTCGTCTGCATACTCCGGCTCAGCGCCAGGCTCAAGTACCTCTGTACAGCAGCTTAATATTAACGTCTATCAATATTTTCAGGGGAATGTCATCGGCGACGGCGGCATGGAGAGTGTAGGAGAGTTCACTATCAATGCATTAAAAGCCTATGCAGGGGCCGGAGGTAATGTGCAGGTGGTATCAGCATGAGCTACTTCATCTCAGTAACCGACACCGTAAGAGATCATTTTCTTGACGAGTCGAATCTGCGCTACCTGCGGGTGACCTTTGATGTGAGCGGTACACCCCTGGTAGTATCGCCGATGCAGATATCCTGTGATGCCGCCGGGGAGTATCAGCGGTGGTCATGCAGGCTAAAGAATCGCGATGTCTACAGCGTAGGTCAGTATGCGAACACTGAGGCGATCGTTGAGTTCAGCCATAACAACTCTGATTGGGTTACGATGTTCACCGGGTTCGTATCAGACTCAGGATTCCACCGATCACGCGGCTATGTGACCGAAGACTACGTATCTTTCGAGCTTGTGGATGCGACCAAGAGGAAAGGGACTCGCAGGAAGCCCCCTAGAGTCCTCCTGACCGGGTTTAAGATATGTGACCCGGCGAACACCTCCGCTTCAATCCTGCACTACCTTGCTGATTTGATGGGCGTTACGCTCAATGCCTCAGAGATAGACCAGACTAAGACCTTGGTGGAGTTGGGCAGCAACACAGCGTGGGGTGAGTTGCAGAAGGTCCAGCAAGCCTACCACGCAGACATGTATTTTGATGCCTCTGGCGAGTTGCTATTTGCCTCTCCGTTTGATACCGGCTACAGTGCGCCATCATCCGAGTGGACCTTTCAAGGCGATCCAGACAACGCAGTCTCCGGCGCGGCATGCAGGATAAAGGGGACGCTGGAAGAGGTCTACCTGCCGGTGCGATGCAACTACGCTAAGGCTCAGATAGAGGAGCTTGATGAACTCAGTTCTCAGGTAATTTATAAAAACACAGAAAGCTTGGACACGGTTACAGATCTTATTTCTATATCCGTGGGGGCGGGTGAATACTGGCCGGGTCCGAACTCTGGTGATGTGGCGAAGCTCAATTACATGGACCCTGAGAGCGGGGAGAAATTTGAGTATGCTGCATCCGTAGATACTCCAAGCATCGGGGCGACAGGATCAGGTAACGACATCGAGCACACCGGAGGGACCCTTGAAATAATCTCCTTCAATGGGTCAACATCGGCAACCTCACAGGGTGCGGATCATTCCCAGATCATCCTGAGAAACACCGGGGGTGAGACGTGTACGATCAGAAAGCTGACCATCACCGGCACCCCCTACAGGATCACCTCGGATACCACGGTCGAATGTATAGACTCTGCTGTCTCTGATGCGGTGGATTATGTTGAACATGAAATTGACGGCAAATATGCGATTGATAAAAGCCAGATATACGACACGCTCTACTACCTCAAGGAAGAGGGCAAGGGTAGACCGAGACAGTTCAGGTTCTCTGCTCCATTTATGCCGTGGATTCAGCGCAATGCAATAGTCAACGTCCAGCCTCCGGGCGACTCATCGGTGCGGTGCAGGATAGACACGTATCAGCACAAAAACAAGGGCAGGACCTTGCAGGGAATGTATACTACGATAGTCTGCACCGAACTAGGATCACACACCCCATCAGGCGATCCTACGACAAAGACAGACAACAAGATATCACCCATCCTAGCAAAGATCACCTCTATCTCCCCGAATGCCGGGGCGACCTATCGTTCTGAGGCATCCTCTGAGCCTACCAATTCTCAATTGGGAGACCTCTGGTATCAGACCGATACACAGTTGATGAAACGGTATTCCGGCAGCAGTTGGGAGAATACGGGGGCGAGTCCGCTGGAGGAGAGTGAAAGTGTAGGTGTAGATTTTGAAAACTCATCGGGTAATGTGCAGATAT